GGATGCCACCCTTGGCGGCTTTATTTACATTAGTCTGGACATCTATACGTATTTACGAAACTAAAACAGTACAAAAAGCTCTGGGCAGAAACAAGGAAAGCCCAGATGATAGCTGAACTAGCCGCCGCTAATGCCGCCTTTGGTGTCATCAAGGAGACCATTGCGAATGGGAAAGAAATCTACGAAGCAGGAGAAGCTCTTGCAGACTATTTTGGACTCAAAGCACAGATACAGCAGAAGGCGCACGAACATGGCTATAAGTCAGATTTACAGGCCTTCATGGCCGCAGAACAGCTAAAGGAATATGAGGCTACTCTGAAACAAATGATGATCTGGCAGGGGCGAGGAGGTCTCTGGCAGGATTGGTTAGCATACCAACAGGAGATGAGGCAAAGCCGTGAAGCCGCAGAAAAAGAAGAAAAACTTAAAAAAGCTAAACGTAAAGAGCGCGTTGTTAATATATGCCTTGGCATTACTTTGGGCGCTTGCATTCTCTCAGCCATCGGCTTGATTGGTTACATCTTCTACTGGGTTGCACAACAGAGGTAAATTATGTGGGCAGTATTTGGAATAATTACAATTGCCATTCAACCGGGCATTTTACAGATTATAGATCGTAAAGAGTTTGAGAACCCTCAAGACTGCTTTGAGGAAGCAATGGTACTCATGCAAGACGCAGAAGACCCAAGAGGCATGGCTTGTGTGCCGATACCTGACGATAGAAAAACAGGAGTATGATACATGATTGGCCTAGTCACAGCTATCACGAACTTGGCAGGTACATGGGTCAGTGCCAAGGCGGAGTCAACCAAAGCCACCGCAGAGGCCAAAGCCACCGCACTGAAAACAGCGGCACAGTCCACAGCGGATTGGGAGCGCATCATGGCAGAGTCGTCCAAGACAAGTTGGAAGGACGAGTGGCTTACAATAGTATTCAGCATCCCGCTGATCTTAGTCTTTATACCAAGCATGGTAGAACATATTCAAGCGGGATTTACAGCATTGGCAACTTTGCCAATTTGGTACCATGAGATACTCATGGTAATTGTACTAGCCTCCTTTGGTGTCAAAGCCGGTAAAGGAGTTATGGATATGGTGGGGAAAAAGTAATGCCGGGATATGGAATGGGATACGGAATGAAAAAAACTACCGATAAAAAGAAAAAGAAAAAAATGGTAGCTAAGAAGGCAATGCCAAAGAAACGCACAAGGAAAGCATAATGGCTAAGGGTGTGAAGCATTACTTCAGGGACGGTACAGAACACAAAGGTGGTATGCATAAAATGCCAAATGGTGATTTACACTCTGGTATGCGGCATACTAAAAATTCTAAAAGGCTGTATCATTTTAAAGACCTCTCTACAACTGCAAAGAAAAAGGCTAAATCATAATGCCTAAGAAAAAAAAGAAAGCAAATGATGCTTGTGCTCGTAAGGTCAAAGCCCGTTACAAGGTTTGGCCTTCAGCATACGCTTCAGGTGCTGTAGCAAAGTGCCGAAAGGTTGGTGCAAAGAACTGGGGAAACAAAAGTGGCCGTAAGAAAAAGTAAGAAAGGAGCGTCACTTAAAAAGTGGTTTAAGGAAGAATGGATAGACTTAAAGACCGGAAAGCCGTGTGGTCGAAAGAGTGCCAAAGGAGGATCGAAGAGGCCTTATCCTTCTTGCAGACCCAAAGCAGTAGCGGCAAAGATGACCAAAGCCGAGAAAGCCTCAAGCACACGCAGGAAGACCGGCCCTGCAAAAATTAAACATAAGGTCACAGCATCAGGAAGACGGAGAAAATAGTTATGCCAAAGAAAAAAGACCCTAGACTTGCACGAGCCGGTGTCTCAGGCTTTAACAAACCTAAGCGTACTCCGGGCGGCTCTAAAAAATTCGTAGTGGTTGCCAAAGAAGGTGACAAGATTAAAACTATACGCTTTGGTGACCCTAACATGACCATTAAAAAAGCTCAACCTGCACGTAGGAAGTCTTTCAGAGCACGTCATAAGTGCGACACAAATCCTCCAAGCAAACTCACAGCCCGTTATTGGTCATGTAAAAAATGGTAGACTTGACATTTGACCAAAAATGTGCTATAATAGTACATATGTACTCTAAGGTATTCTTATGACATATTTAGAACTTGTCAATAATGTTTTGAAACGCTTACGAGAGCGTACCGTAGCAACAATAGATGAAACTACGTACTCTACGTTAATTAGTGTTTTAATCAATGACGCTAAAAGCGAAATAGAAAACGCTTGGAACTGGTCTGCGTTACGTCAAACATTAACGCTAACGACAACTTCTGGTGTGTTTAACTACGAACTTAACGGAACTGGTAATAACTTTAGCGTTATGGATGTTGTTAATGATTCCGGCGATTTCTTTATGGAATACCGTACTCAACACGATTTTAATCAGTTTTATCTCAATCAAACCCCCGCTAGCGGCAACCCTAGATACTACAATTTTAATGGTGTTTCTGCTGATGGAGACACATTAGTTGATGTGTATCCTAAACCCAATACAATCTACACGATTTACTTTAACATTATTCAGCGTACTGGTGATCTATCGGCAGGTACAGATAAACTGACTGTACCATCTTTGCCTGTTTTGTTGCTTGCTTACGCTAAAGCAATTGAAGAGCGTGGCGAGGATGGAGGAGTTGCAAGTTCATCTGCTTACGCTACAGCCACTCGTGTACTAAACGATGCAATTGCTCAAGATGCCCAACGACATACCGAAGAACTAGAATGGGTTGTATAAATGGCTAAACCGTTACAAGCACTCAGTATTGCCGCACCGGGGTTCTTTGGCTTAAACACCCAAGAGTCTGGTATTACCCTTGAAAGTGGTTTTGCACTGACTGCTAATAACTGCATTATTGACAAATATGGACGCTTAGGTGCTCGTAAGGGTTGGCGTTATGTAACGACCTCAGGCGGCTCTGGAGTCAATTTACTAGGTTCCCATCGGTTTATTGATATTGAAGGCACTGAGACGATTCTGTCGTGGTCTGCGACTAAGTTTTACAAAGGTACTACAACACTTACTGAGATTACTCCTACCTCTGATAATACGTTTACTGAAGGTAATTGGCAATGCGCTACGCTCAATGATAAAGCGTATTACTTTCAGCGTGGTTACAAACCAATGGTGTATGACCCTGTTGCAGGGACAATTACAGACGCAGAAGACGCTTCTAATTTTCACGGATTGAATTTAAATGGAAGCACACAAGCTCCTCCGGGTAATACTGTACTTTCGGCCTATGGTCGTTTATGGACTGCTGATATTCAAGACCCAAGCGATAACTCCTACTACGACAAAATGACTGTATATTTTTCTGATCTGTTAGACGGTGCAGATTGGAATACAGGCTCCGCAGGTTCTATTAATTTATCAGCTATTCTTGTCAACGGCACTGATGAAATTATTGGCATGGGTGCTCAGAATGGACAGTTTATTGTTTTTTGCAAAAGAAACATTGTAATATTTGATGATACGGGAGGTAGTTCTTCTTTTGATCCTGCTAATCTTAGGCTTGTAGAAGTTATTAGTCGTGTTGGTTGTGTTGCTAGAGACAGTATACAGAACACAGGTATTGATATTTTCTTTTTGTCTGAAGACGGCCTAAGAAGCCTCGGACGTGTTATCCAAGAAAAGTCTCTGCCAATGCGTGATTTGTCTAAAAACGTTAGAGATGATGTGGTTGGTTTAACAGCCGCCTCTAATACAGAACAACTTAGATCAGTTTATTCGGAAGACAACGCTTTTTATCTTTTGTTGTTTCCTCATGTTAAACAAGTATATTGTTTTGATACTCGTGCTCCATTACAAGATGGTTCTCTTAGGGTTACCGTATGGGATACTCAAAATCAAACCAATATGCTATCTTTAGCTAACTCTGTTTTGTTTACGCAAACTGATGGGCTTGCAGAGTACTTTGGGTATACAGATAACTCTGCACGTTATACCTTTCAGTACTTTACGAATTATTTTGACTTTGGTAACTCGTCAACAACTAAAATTCTAAAACGTATTGCTACTACAGTTATCGGTGGGGTAGGCGAGTCATTTATTTTTAAATCTGCTTTTGATTACTCTGATGACTACACCTCATATCCCGCAGTACTAGAAGACTTAGCTATCGCAGAATATGGAATTGCTGAGTTTGGAGCAAATGGAGCAACAACTCCAGATGACTCTACTCCTGCAGAGTACACAAGTGGAACTATTTCAGATATTGTAAGACTTCCGGGGTCAGGATCAGGTAGTATTCTTCAGGTTGGTTTTGAAGCTAACCTTGATGGTGCAGAAATATCAATTCAAAAATTGGATGTATACGTAAAACAAGGTAGGATTCTTTAATGACTAATTATACGCAACTAACCAATTTTGCAACTAAAGATAATCTTGCCAGTGGAAACGCTAATAAAATTATTAAAGGTGCAGAAATCAATGCTGAGTTTGTAGCAATTGCGTCAGCAGTCAGCAGTAAAGCTGACACTGCTTCTCCAACATTCACAGGAACCCCTGCGGCTCCTACGGCAACCTCAGGAACTGATACAACACAGTTAGCAACTACAGCATTTGTACAGACTGCTGTAGGTGCTTTGGTAACTATTCCATCAGGAATGCTTGCACCGTTTGCAGGAACTTCAGCACCCACAGGATGGTTCTTATGTTTTGGTCAAGCCGTCAGTCGTTCGACCTATGCAAGTTTGTTCACAGCTATTGGAACAACTTATGGTGTAGGAGATGGGACCTCAACATTTAACCTTCCTGATCTTCGTGGTCGTACTATTGCCGGTGTTGACGACATGGGAGGTTCTGCGGCTTCTCGCTTAACAGGTGACAATGGGGCTACTACAGCTACCGCAGATTCCAATGGATCATTTACAAGTGCTACAAACATCCTTGTAGATGGTAATAGCGGTACAATTGTTCTTGGGATGAAAGTAACTGGCACAGGAATCTCTAGTGAAGTTACAGTTATTAAAATTAACAGCCAAACAGATATTGTATTGTCTTCTGCAATAACTATTACTAATGATACTGCACTAACATTTGCATTTGACGGGGCAATCCTTGGTTCTGCCGGTGGTGAGAATACTCACTTGTTAACAGGTGCTGAATCAGGTGAAGCAGGTCACCAACATACATTGACTGATCCCGGCCACTTCCATACAACAACATTTACTGCGGGTACAGAGAGTGGTTCTACTTTAGGCCAACTTAACCCCAATGACGGAAGTAACAGATCAGCTAATACCAATAGCAAACAAACTGGTATTGAAATAGACACTATAGCCGCCGCAGACGCATCGTCCGCACACAACATCATTCAGCCTACGTTAGTGCTGAATTACATTATTAAACAGTAAGAGGTACGACAAATGATTGGAGGAATATTAGGAGGTGCTATTGGAACTAGTATTAATCCTGCATACGGGCAAATAGGCGCGGCCTTAGGGCAACAATTATTAGGCGGTGGAATGTTTGGAGACTATGGTGGTGGAGCCGCAAACCAAGCAATTGAAGCCGCAGATAAAATGGCAAAGGATATCCGTTTTCGGCCTGTTACTGTTGGTACAACATCTGGTGTAGCCGCTTTAGACCCTCAGGCAGGTGAGTACGGTGTTGCTCTTGCTCCTGCATATCAGAACATCTTAGGGTCTGCTTTAGGCGGTGCAGGAGGACTCTTTCAACAACTAGCCGCTTTTGACCCACGACAACGTGAAAGAGAAGTTTTTCAAGAGCAGGTTGGCCTCCTTCAACCCGAATTTGAAAGACAAGAAGAACGGCTACGCCAAGGCATGTTTGGTACAGGGCGTTTAGGTCTACAGCTTGCAGGTGAAGGCGTAGGTGCCGGTGCAGACTCTGGTATGGTTCAGCCTGATGTATTTGGCTTGGGAACAGCACAGCAACAGACGCTTGCTCAACTTGCCGCAGGATCACGTCAGCAAGCCTTAGGTGAGGCTCAACAACTTGGTCAACTTGCTCAGGGAATGCTACAGTCTGGTATGTCAATTTCTGAGATGGAACGTCAATTAATTGGATTAGGTGTTGACGCAGAAACTGCACGATCTGCCGCAGAGTTTGGAGCCGCACGAATTGCAATGAATCCTTATGAGTATTTGTTTAGTTCATCTCAAGATCGTAGTCGAGGTATGGGAAATTTTTTCAGTAACCTTTTTCAGGGCTTAGATGGTTTTGGTTCTGACGGGGATGGACGGTCTACTACAAATAACCCGTACGACTATGGCGGAGGCCCTAGAGGGCCGAGCGACGCTTTAAAACTTTTTGGTTAACGGAAATTATAATGGCTAGAAGAAATCAAGTATTATCATTATTCGGTGCAACTCCTGCTCAAATTATGCAAGAAATGCGAGCAGAAGATCAAGCTAGAATGGCTCAAATGCAAACTCCTGAGTCTAGGGTAGGATTTGGCCTTGGACGTGCAATAGGACGCGCGTTTGGCGGAGAAGACCCTAGGGTTACTCAGGCACGTCAAAGGCAAGAGTTAGTTCGACAAGGCCGTGCAGATTCAAGGCAAGCACAAGCTCAGGCACAAGCTCAAGAACAAGCTGTGTTAGACGAACGCTTAAGTGGTCTTGAGGGTGCAATGTTGTCTGAAGCAACAGGCCGTGGTAATTTACCAAAAGTCCAACCACCTGCTCCTAGTCGAGAAGAAACTATGATGCGTGACCTTGATAACAGAGCACAAGAATTTGATGCAATAGCAACTCGTTTAGAAAGCGTACCGGGTTTTGAAGAACAGGCGAGTATGGCGCGTAATAAAGCCACAGAAGCCCGCCTAGGTGTCTTCAGCCTCCAAAAGACCCTTGCAGACATTGAAAAATCACAGCGTGGTGCGGCCCCTAAGTTCCAAGAGATCAAGGAAGGTAACGAGATTGTCACTTATCGTGTCGATGCTAACGGTACACGGACTGAGGTTGCTCGTGCAGAGCGTTATAAGCCTGAGGGCACTGATGTAAACGTTACGATTGATAAACCAACAGAGCAATTTCTTAAAAGTCTTGGCGGCGATTTGTCCACTGAATATAAAGATTCCCTTAAAGCAACTCGTACATCAAATAAAACACTCGTAACACTTGACCAAATGACTGAATTACTAAATTCAGGAGAGGTTATTACAGGCACAGGTGCGGATTTTATGAAGAACGCGACTAAGGTGCTTAACAAACTAGGAATTACTGATAGTGACCGTCCTGCCGCAACTGAGACATTCTTTGCTACTAGTGCAGGGTTGACTCTTGCACTTCTTAAAACAGGAGCATTGGGTACAGGTAACTCAATTACTGAAGCCGACAAAGAGTTTATGCGGAAAGTATCTGGTAACGAAATATCACTGGACGAAAATGCAATTCGGCGGATTTCTCGCGTCAACCGAATGGTCGCAGGTGAGGCGATGATTCGTCACAATATACTTGTTGATGATATTAAATTGTCATTCCCTAATGAGAAGATTACCTTACGTAAAGTCGAGGTACCTTATGACCGCCTAGGGTTTGAACAAGCACAAAACCCAGAGACAGGTGAGATTATTTATCTTGACCCTTATCGTGGAATGTATGTAAGAGCAGACGGAACACCTGTTCAATAGGAGACCAAATGGCACAATTACCCCCCGGCTTTGTCAGAATGCCACAGACAGGACCGACGCCCCCAGTGGCACCCCAACCCTTACAACAGCCTCCTACACCTGCCTCAGGCCCTCAGGTTGCTCCTCAGGTAGCTTCTGGTAACATTCCTGCAGGCTTTCAGCCAGTTCCTCAGGAAGTCCCTACAAGAGAGCAGGACAGAGACTACCTAGAGCGCGTGGGTGACATCGTGACATCTCGTGAAGAACGGATGCAACGTGCTTACGAGGGCTTTAAGGGTGACCAGATTGGCTTTGGTCAGATGTTTGTTACTCAGATGGGATCAGCTATTGGAGCACTTGCGGAGCTTACGGGCGAAACAATGTTTACGGTATTAAGTCAGATGACTCCTGATGATGCAAAAACATACTTAAAAGAAATTGTAGCATCAGGTGGCGCTGAACTGTTAAATTCTGAGGATGCAAAACAAGCATTAGAATGGTATGAAAATCTGTCACCTAGTCAAAAAGATTTTATGTTGAGCACTTTAGACTTAACTCTTGCTGGACCTTTTGTTAAAGCAGTGGGATTGCCACTTAAAGGTTCAAAAAAGTTTCCAGATGCACTTGGCCCTCAAACTGCTGTTGCAGGAGATAAAAAAGAATTAACAAATATTATTTTAAGTCAAAAACCTGCAGACCGTGCGGCACGGTTAGGAGAACAATTAAACCCGTATAACAATAGTATTTTAAATACTGCAATTAGCTTAGGTATTAAAGGTAGCGATGCACCTGCTAAAATGATTCCAATATTTCAACGAGAAGTAAATCGTTTAACAACTAAAATTACTAAAGACCTACGCAAGGCTAAAAATAAAGGTTTACGAATGAGTCAGGGCCAAGTAGCAAGTCAAGTAGAAAAGGCTTTACAACGCTTTGTGAAAGAAAATGCTGAGTTTGAAGATTTTACAAACTTAAGCAATATTGTATCTCAAGCAGAAGACGTTTTTACTACAGCTAACAAAAAATTTGATGGAACACCCGAAGGATTATACAAACTGCGTCAAAAAATGGATAAAATTGCAGAAAATGTATTCGACAAAAACTTATTTGAAGGGTCTAAAATTGGTTTAGATGTTATTAGGGTTATTCGTAACACGCTTAACGATCAGGTTGATGCCTTAGCTCCGGGAGTACGGGACACATTGCGTCGTCAACATTATGCAATTGAAGGAAAATTAAACGCTAAACAATACGGTATAGCTCAATCTCCTAGCAGGGGAATTGCTAAAGTTCTTAATTTTGTAGAACGACATCCGTTTATTGCGGGAAGTGCAATTCAAGGGGGTGGGATGTTTAGCGACGTATCTCCAACTTTGGCTACTTCAGCGGCCTTAGGTTTAGGAGCTTATGGATTAATACAGCCCGGAGGACGTAGGCTTGCTGGGGAAGCCCTTGAGCAAGGCACACGAGGAACTGCATTTGAAGCCGGTAAACTTGTTCCAGAGATTATTGAGGAATCTCCATAATGGCCAATGCATTAGACAGAATTGCAAGTAACCCTCAACTATTTCCTAAACAAGTATCGGATAGTGTTTATGATGCTAACCCGATAGGGCGTAAAGCATTGGACATAGGTGGTGAAGCCCTTAGTGCATTTACTAATATTCCATCAGATTTATATCGCGTTGGTTCTCAATATGGCTCAAGTGATCCCCGTGTTCGTAGAAACCCGTTAGAAGTAGGTTTAGGTGTCGGTAATGCGCTAATTGGTAAACCTTTAGGAACACTTTTTAGTGCTTTTACTCCAGATGTTCCAGATTTTATTGCGGAGCCAGTTGGAAGAGCCTTTCAATCTACGGGTATTCCACAAGCCATCGGTGAGTTAGCACAAGAAAATCCTAGACTTTTTCGAGGTATTGATGAAGCAGGGGGTTCTATTCCGTTTTTACGAGCTATCTTTGGTGGTGTTCAGGGACTACAGCGTCTATCTCAAAACTTAGTGAATAACTTACAGCGTAGTCCAGAAACACAATTTTATTTAAGTCGATCAAAAGCTGAAGAAATAGCTAAGAGAGAAAATCCTGATCTTAGGGGTGCGGAATTAGACAATGCAATTCAGCAAGTACAGACAGTCTCCCGAATCAAAGCAACCCAAAGTGGATTGTCAGAAGGAATCGGTAACTTCATAAAGCAGTCGTTTAGTCCTCAACAGATGGCTGAATTTAACCAACGAGGTGTCAGTCAAACTGCAATTAATTTAGCCAATAATCCTAATGCAAGCCCTGCGGAGTTATTTGGTCAGTTTGCTTATGAGGCTCTCGTAGGTAAAGGATTCCAGAACCTGAAACCGATCTTGAAGAAGCTCGATAATGAATACTTTACTCACACAGGAATTGCTTCAATAGACCAGTTTAAAAAGTTTGCTAAAGGTGTAAAAGATAAAGATGCAGAGGCATTTTACCGAACAATTATGGCATCTCAGGGTGTGTCTAACCCCCAACGGACAATCCTTGTTGCAAGACAGCCCACACAAACATCAAAATCAGGTCAGTTACGTCAACTAGCAGTATCATCGGGTAAAGTACCTAGGGCCTTGCCTACGATCTTTCCGTTAGCAAAGCCTCACACAGCGGAGACGTTTCTACGTGCGCATAAAGTAGCTTCTAGGGCTAGACCAAGCAAGGCTTTGTCTACAGAGCAATCTAATGCTATTAAGCAAGCCTTTAAAAATAACCCCGCGCTTTCTACTATTACTGACCCTGAACAACTTAAAGTAGCTCTAGCAGATAGTCTTACTACAAATCAAAAGTTTCCAGTTACACGCATTGTCAACGATGTAGTATTTAATTCTAAACAGACGGGTTTTAAATCTAATGTTGAGCTACGAGAGGCCCTAGAAGCTAAAATTGGGGGTCGTGATGATATGAAAATCATTACTAACTCAACTCAAACAAACTTACCTGATAATAAAAGAGACATTTTTATTACTACCTCCGAAATCAGCGATGCGTTTGAACTAGGTGGTGTTGGTATTGTTTACCGTATCAAGCCTAATGGTGCAATGAGTGCTGTTATTCACGATACTAATGACCTTTTTGGTATGGATGCTCCGGGGGCATTAAAGACTGTAGTAGCAACCCCACCCATAACTAAGAGTCTTCTCGATATGGAAGACCCCGCCTCAGTATTTGATCTGCCGAAAAAGTCTGAGGCAGTGCAAGAGATTGCTGAAGAACTTAGAACTCCTGTACAGCCTACGGCGCGAGACTATGCTGATGTAGGCGCTAATGTGGGCGCTACAACAACGGCTATAGGTGGATTACTCGTTGATGATCCTACGACTGAAGAAAATCCTTTAGCTCCGACCATTGAGTAAAAAAAGCCCTCCTAAGAGGGCCAAAGAGCTACGACTAGCTACTCAAAAATGTCAAACACCTCACCAATCATTATTTTAATGAAGGGGACATTGATTACGTATCCATCAAAGAAATACACACTGGAATCTTCAATATCTTGTCCTTCTTTCCACCCCAAAACAGGTTGACTCTGTACTGTCTCCGCAGACAGACCGAACACATGATGAAATCTAGCGGTTATCACGGCTATATATCTCCTTAGCTTTGTACAGATGACGTGCATTCCCTGTATACTTGGACGCACTGCCTGTTTTCATGTACGCTTGGTTGATTGCTCCGTCTGCTGATATATCTTTATAGTTCCCTATAAAACGATCACCACAATAAACTTCATAGACTCTAAACATTACCACCCCCAAGTTCCTGTCATTCCTTGAGCGTTGTAATCCGTCACACGCTTCTCAAAGAAGTTACTGATACTAGACCCACCAATTAACTCTTCCATCCATGGGAGAGGATTGTCCTTAACTTTCCAATTCGACTTGAGACCCAACTGGATAAGCCTTCGATCTGCAAGGTAACGTATATACTGCTTGACTTCTCCCGCAGTGAGTCCTTCCAAAGCTCCCATCTCATATGCAAGGTCAATAACCTTGTCTTCCAGTTTGACAGCTTGCCTGAACATCTCGTAAATTTCTTTCTTAAAGTCATCGTTCACAATCCTTGGATGCTCTTCACAAAATTCCCTAAATAGTTTCGCCATGCCTTCTGCGTGTTGACTTTCGTCTCTAACTGACCACTCCACAACCGTACACATTCCCGGCATCTTGCCGAATCGTTGGTAGTTGAGTAACATGGCGAATGCACTGAACAATGACATACCTTCATTAAGTACAGATCGTGCAATAGCCAGACCTGTTCCTGACAAGGAATGTACATCTATGTCCCCCATAAATTCTACTTTGTCTGCCATTTGTTGATACTCTAAAAATGCGGTGAACTCTTCCTCAGGCAACCCTAAGGTGTCATTCAAGAGCGCGTAGGCTCTTTGGTGGATGAACTCTCGACTTGCAAAGGCTGTGAGCATAGCCCGGATTTCATTGTTCTTAAACTTGGGTATATAATACTCCAAGTAGTTTGTTCCAACCGCAACGTCTGTTTGCGTAAAAAGCCGCAAGATTTGGGTAATATGGTGCTTTTCTTGCTCCGATAGTTTTCCCGACTTCCAATGATTAACATCGGTCTGCAAATCCAGTTCATCTTCAATCCAATGTATCCTTTCGTGTTCCGTGGCATACGTAACCGCCCACGGATATTTAAATGGTTTATAACTCGTATTTAATTCCAGTAAGCTCATTGAGTTGTCGCTCCAATACTTCGTTCTTTTTCATTAGTTCTTCTATGACTGCATAGCAATCATTTAATAGTCTTTTGTTAAACGGGTCGAGGTCTTTAATGACCTCTAACCGCTGTAGTATATTCTCCTCTACCCCTGACATGACATACAGACCTCATCGTCTACAAAATCCTTAAGTGCGTTCCTATCGACTTTAGTGCCTACCTTTTCAGCAGTAACGCCTGATGTAGTGCGGAGATAGTATAGCCCCTTGAGACCCTCCCGCCACGCTTTGAGATGCACTTGGTTAACAAAGGCCTTGTCAGTCCCAGACGGGAAGAATACGTTGACGCTTTGACCTTGGCATATAAACTCCTGCCGCTTGGCGGCGTGTTCAATAACCCACGTCTGATCCAGTTCAAACGCCGTCTTAAATGTGTCTTTTTCTCCGTTGCTAAGGAACTCCAAATGCTGAACTGAGCCTTCACTTTCAATGATTGATGCCCATACTTTCTTGGTGTTCTTACCATAAGATTCTAAGACCCCCTCCAGATACGGATTACGTACAGTATGACTACCGGCACGAGTGCGATGAACATAGCAGTTACTAATGCGTGGTTCAATGCTAGCACTGCACCCGCATAAGATGCTACTATTAACGTTAGGAGCAATAGCCAAGAGATGCATATTCCTAACACCAGTACCCACTCCATCAGGACATTCGCCGCGCTCCACAGCGAGCTCGTAGGTGGCGTCTGTAGACTGCGACTTGATGTCTTTGAAGATTCTGTAGTTTTCACTTGCGGCTTGCCATGATTCCCACGCTATACTTTTACTTTGGAGGTAGCCGTGGAAGCCCATTGCTCCAAGGCCGACTGAGCGTTCTCTGTAAGCTGAGTAGACAGCTTTTCCCAGTTCTTCTGGTGCGTGGTCAATAAAGTATTGAAGGACGTTGTCCAAGAATCGGATAAGGTCTCCAACCATACCGCTTGCTCTCCACTCATCGTATCGTTCGAGGTTGACTGAGGAGAGGCAACAGACTGCTGTGCGTTCTTCACTTGTTGCGAGATGGATTTCATTGCAGAGGTTACTGCCATTAATTGATAATCCAAGTTTTCTTTGAGCTTCCGGTAAGTGCGTTCTGGCTGTGTCGATAAAGTTAATGTAAGGACTGCCAGTTCTGAACCTAGCTTCAAGGATTCGTTGCCACAACTCACGAGCTTTGACTGTATTTCTTGCAGTTCCTGTATTTGGGTCTTTAAGTTGCCACTCTGTATCATTTACTACACTCTCCATAAAATCATCAGTCACGTTGACTGCGTTAAACAAATTAAAACACTTGCGGTTGATATCACCGCCAGTTGGTACTTTGAAGGAGATAAACTCCTCAATGTCAGGATGGCTTACGTCTAGGTATGCGGCGTAGCTTCCCTTCCGAGTCTTCCCCTGTTTGTAGGCAGTCATCTGACTGTCCACTACTTTCATGAACGGTATCGGTCCGGGAGCTTTGTCGCTGATACCTCTCACGTCCCCCCAGTGACCACCCACACCTCCTCCCTTTACGGAAAGCCACGCTATTTCACCATTGTGGTCAATAAGGCTATCAAGATTGTCCCCCACGTAAGTAAGGAAACAAGAAATAGGAAGGCCACGGTTGCCTCCGTCTCCGTCAGGAGCGTTCGAGAGGACAGGCGACGCAAACATAAACCAACCTTTTGAAGCGTAATCGTAAATCCTTTGTCCAAGATCGAGATCACCGCCACAATAGGCCACACTAGCACGAGCAAAAGCTTCCTGAGGGGAACTCTCGTGGTCGAGCATATAGTAGTCACGCATGAGCGTATCTGCTTGTTTACTAAGTCTATTGTCTCTTTCATAATCAATCGTTATCCCTAGGTAGTTTGTCATTGATTTTTTGTACCTCAAAAGTAATTGGGCGAACCTACTATTTTACCATATTTCTATCAGTTTGTCCAGATAATGCTTTGCCTTTTGTAAGTCTAACGTGCCACCTTTCTCTTGAAAACGTGCCATGTATTTAATAACATTACCTAAAATAAATCCTTTGAATTGCTCTTCGGTCATCCAACATTCCATAGCATCCCAAGGCTGTATTTTTTTACTGGTATAGTGTGATCCTCCACATTGATGATTCCTAGCCATCTCATGTAAATCACTCATCTTCTAAATCCTCAATGAAGTAATCTAGCTTTTCTTCGACCTTATCGTTGAACCTATCGACCAGTTCCTCAGAGGTGATCTCAAGCACCTCCAAGACACTGATCTCATCTTGTTTTTTTAGCCGATCACATACGTCCGCGAATGTTAGCATACTTACGCTTCCTTAAGTAATTCAGTAACGGTTTCGACAGTGTAGTACCTAAAACCGTTTTTGTCAGCCCATTCAGCCATTGTGAATCTAGTCCCATCTTTCCTTCTCCGTGCTCGTGGCATTGGTGTGTCTGGGTGATAAAACACAAACACAAGTTCTTCTTCAGCCCAGAGACTACTGCGGATGTCGATATACTTACGAGCTTCCTCAGAGTCCCTGAAGCGTCCTTTAGCTTCAATTAAGTACGTACCTAATATGAAGTCTGGTTCATACTCTTTCTTTTGTGTGTACGGACGTGACATAGTATGATAGTCACAGTCCTTTAGAACACCTACGTGCAGTTCGTATTCAAACCAACTGTCGTAGCCCTTAGGAGGCCTCCCCTTAGCCTTTGCCATGAGGAGTCTCCAGATTGATTTCTTGAACTTTAGGCTCGTTCTTAACATCGGTTAAAAACCTTATACCAGTAGAATAAAGAAATCCTCTTAAGGATGGGTAGCAGTGGTGCTTGTAACCGCAGTACGAGCAACCCGTAGTGAGCTTTTTGTTTCCAGATTTCCCATCGTCCACAGGATCGTAACACAAACCCGGTGGCTCCGGTAGCTCCACGAGCTTTTTTACATGACGTACTCGCTCTGCAATGTCATAACTAATGGCAGAGTATACAGGAGCTTGTGTGTCTTCCTCATCATACTCAAGGTAACATAGGTGTCCATTCTGCTTGTCAATGGCAACCCATCCGTACTTTGTGTCCCCCTCAGAGTGAGCGTAGGCTTTTAACTGAGCCACATACCCAAACGGATCGTCAAAAGCCAACGTAGCATCCTTGAACTTCTTGAAGCCGTAAGTTGAGGTAGACTTGATATCAACCAAGCGACCGTCTATACGGGCATCCATAGAACCCCTGACACCCTCGACCTCACAGGCTTTCTGTTCGTCCTCTACGGTGTGTCCTGACATCCTAGTAAGGAAAAGGATAAACTCCTCAAGCATATGCCCATACATAAACTTGATGTAGTTGTGGGGCTTGAGCTTCTCCTGAGTGTACTTATTAGCAGAATACCATAGTTGCCTATCGTTCTTGCCAATGGCGCTCAGGCGTAGCCTACGGCCATCACTGAACCCACCCGGTTTAAACTCCTTCTTCATAAGGTCTTTCATGGCCTCGCCAAAGCGGTCAATCTCAGCGTCCACGTCCACACCCTTAGGTGTATTGCGGTTCTGCATGAGTTCATAGATATCGTCTATGAGCGTGTTGATCTGTTTATCCATGATCTATCTCAAGTAAGCACTCGTTAATAATATTATGCCCAAGCATATTAGCCGCTATATCAACTTTCTGCTGTTGAAACTTCAACCTACGATCTAACATACGAACAAACTCTAACAAATTTTGGACATCTTCCGTGCCTATGGTTAGCTCTGAGAGTCGCTCCTCAAAGTCTTCTATATTATAAATGGATTGTGGCATAACTATCTCCTTACTATCCTATTAGTATAACACACTAATGTGTCTGTGCCCAGTTATTTCCAATTTTATATTCACCATCCAACGGACACTTCATATCAAAGGAAATCCCTGCGGCCTTAATAGATTCAACCATCAGGTAACCCACCTTGTCAGCGTGGTCAGCCCTAGCTTCTATCTGGTACTCATCGTGGATAGACCCAAGGAGCTTGTAGTCCAGATTCCACTTTGGAGCATACTGAGAGAAGATAGCTAGAGCCTTCTTCATAACCACTGCACCCGCTGATTGCAAAAGGGTATTCAAGGCACTATGTTCGCTTCGGATGTGAAGACATCTGCCATCCAATCCCCGGAGGTGTCCTCTTTGGGCGGCAATGGAGACTCTTTCTCTAAGTTCTGCAAGTGCGGGAGTATTGTCGAGAAAGCGTTGTCTAAGTTTCGCTCCAAGTCTCTGACCTCCATCCACAATAGAACCGATTTTAGCGTCTCCTGCTCCGTATAGGAAGGCGTATATAAATGTCTTTGCTTGAGCGCGTGTAGACAGCCCTGCATTGATTTGATTTGCTGTATGAACATCTCCGTTGAGGATTTCATTCGTATACTCCTTATCGTTCATGTAATGGGCAAGCATCCGTAGCTCAAGGCCAGAAGCATCCACACCGACTAACTTACGTCCCTCTGGAACAACCCAGAGCGCACGACACTCTGTCCCATACGGAACACCTACGGCAGGTACTTG